TGAATTGGACCACATTGTGGCTCAATGGGAAGCACTGCCTAACTACGTTGGTGATGCAAACATCCTACCTCTGGTTGACGTTTCGGGTTCTATGAACACGGGCGTTACTGGTGGTAAGACGACTGCAATGGACGTTGCTGTTTCGCTGGGTCTGTACCTAGCAGACAAGAACAAGGGTAAGTTCAAGGACACGTTCTTGACCTTCTCTTCAAAGCCTGAACTTCTGCACCTGAAGGGTAACGTTGTTCAAAAGGCACAGCAAATGGTTAAGTCGAGCTGGGATATGTCTACCGACCTGCATAAGGCGTTGGATAAGATCCTATCGACGGCGATTGCGGGCAAAGTCCCTCAAAGCGAAATGCCACAAATGCTGTTGATCTTGTCAGACATGCAGTTCAACCAATGTGTGCACCACGACGATACTGCGCTTGGTATGATCAAGCGTAAGTACAACGAAGCCGGATACGATGCACCAGCAATCGTATTCTGGAACATCAACGCTAAGGACAACGTTCCTGTTAAGCATGACAAGTCTGGTGTTGCGCTGGTCTCCGGATTCAGCCCAGCAATCGTGAAGTCGGTTCTGTCTACGGACATGGATCAATTTACGCCAGAAGGTATCATGTTGAAGACTGTAATGGTCGACCGGTACGCTCTGTAAGCGAAGTTGGTGAGGATTCGAAGGAGTCCTCATTTTGAAACATACTGTGAATAGCTGTAGGGGGATGACCGATACCTACGATGCGTGGTCCAGGCAGTATGTTTCAAAATGATTTGGTGCGGTCCCATAACGGTATTGGAGCGGATTGCTAATCCGTCGATCGGTGAAAGCCGGTTTCTGAGTTCGAGTCTCAGTCGCACCGCCAATTACATGCCTCGGTAGTTTAATGGTAAAACGGCGGATTTATATCCCGTAAGCAACAGATAATTGGTTCATGAGAGTTCGATTCTCTCCCGAGGTACCAATAAGCCCATGTAGCGCAATCGGTAGAGGCAACAGATTCAAATCCTGTACAGTGTGAGTTCGAATCTCACCTTGGGCACCAATAACCGGCGATGGTCTAACGGATAAGGCAACACTCTTCTAAAGTGTCCGATGGGGGTTCGAGTCCCTCTCGCCGGGCCACTATATACGTCTATAGTTCAATGGATAGAATGACTCTTTCCGAGAGAGTGGGTAGAGGTTCGATTCCTCTTAGACGTACCAGGAGTAATAATGAGTTGGGATTTTATATTACGTGATGAGCTTATCGATGATACAAAGCCTTCACAGCGAGGTTGGTTATGGCCTGCAAAGGATGACGGTCTCTGGGACGGTCCTAAAGAGAACTGGCCACAATTCAAACAGATAATTCAACGCCACTGTAAGAAGTTTGAAACAGTGGTACAGGCGGGCGGCGCATGTGGAATGTATCCAATGCTGCTCTCAAATATGTTTGAGGTTGTATACACGTTTGAACCAACCGTGAGAAGCTTCCACTGCCTCACACACAACACACCAAAAGAAAACATTGTTAAAATGAACGCAGCTCTTAGCCACGCGCATGAGATGGTTCGTATTAACATAAGCGATGAAAACAACGTTGGTACAAACTCCGTCACGCCGGACCGCCTTGGAATTATACCAACACTAATGGTTGATGACTTGGATCTTCCGTCATGTGACTTTATCATGCTCGATACAGAGGGGTTTGAGTACAACGTGCTACTCGGCGCCCAACAGACGATTGAAAAATTTAAGCCATTAATATCACTTGAGCTTGGTCAGACTGATGCAATCAAGCTGTTTATGGAACAGCAAGGCTATAGTATAATAGCGACTGCTCATGCGGACACGTACTGGGCATACGGAGCGGACATAGCGCAATAGGTAGAGGCAAGAGACTTAAAATCTCTCAAGTCTGGGTTCGAATCCCAGTGTCCGTACCAAGCCCTGATAGCTTAAAGGTAAAGCAGTCGACTCATAATCGATCGAGTAAAGGTTCAAGTCCTTTTCAGGGCACCAATTCGGATTCTTAGCTCAGCGGTAGAGCACCGCCTTGACATGGCGTAGGTCAGTGGTTCGAACCCACTAGAATCCACCAAGGAGTAATTATGAATGCAGTTGTCCCGCCTGGTGTAAGTGGCCAGAATATTAAATTTGACGCGCAAGCCATTGATCCAGCAATCGTAGCAAGCGAGCTTGCACTATTACAGTTGGGAGACTTCGAACCTCTTGACATAAAAATAGATACATCACGCTTCCGACATGAGATTCGGTCCTTTGAACAGGATTGGGTTGACTACTTGCCGCGAACAGATAGGCCAAACAACAGAAAGAGTCTTGTTCTTTCTCAGTTATCTGGCAAGACACACATGGATAACCCAAGCCTTGCACAAGCGTGTTATGAGGCCGGTCGCCGTGTTAGTGAAAACGAATTCAATCAACGTACAGACGTGTATCGACACTGTACAAGTCTCCATCCTGTCTTAGACGAGTTCCAACCTCTTGGACGTTCGTTTCTTGTTCAGTGTAATGTAGGCGCATACTTTGTTCCACATCGTGATCATCCTGAGATGCCAAGAGAAAGCTTCCGTTTGGTAGCGTTCTTAAACAATTGTGCTCCAATGGAATACGATTGGATCATGGAGACAGACAAGAAGCTCCAGATTGAGATGGGACGTGTGTACTACGTCAATACAAGAAAGACACATAGAACAATGTCTTGGGTGAATAACAGCATACATATGATATTGAATGTTCCCTTTACACCAGGACACGTTGCAAAGGTCTTGTCGCATTTGCAGCACCGACATTAAGCTCTCATAGTATAAAGGTATTACACTGCCTTGGTAAGGCTGAGACACAGGATCGTTCCCTGTTGAGAGCACCATTATAATGTTGTATAATAGTTATCGCGGGCAGGTCAAGTGACCCGGCAGGTCTCATAAGCCTGACTGAGCGTGGAGCGTTACCACGGTCCGCAACCATCGGTACTATAGCCTAGACGGATAGGCACGGGTCTCATAAGCCTGTCAGGAAGGATCGTTACCTTCTAGTACCACCATATCGCGTGCGTAGTTTAATGGTAAAATCAGACGTTGCCAACGTTTAGTTGAGAGTTCGATTCTCTCCGCCCGCACCATTAATTGAGGTGTATCATGAAAAAGATGAACATAGCTGAAGTAAAAGCGTTTATTGTGGAACAATCACCATCTACAAAGGTCTACATTGGCGCCGACTCTGCTCGATTCAAATCGGATGGAAAATGGTACGCCGAGTATACACTAGCCGTTGTCGTTCACATTGATGGTTGCCATGGATGTAAAATCTTTGGTCAGATCGATCAAGAGCTCGACTTCGATCAAAAGAAAAACAAGCCTGCAATGCGTCTTATGAACGAAGTTTACCGCGTGTCTGCTTTGTTCCAAGAGCTTGCAGACGTGCTCGAAGACCGTTACGTCGAAGTGCACCTTGACATTAACCCTGATGAAAAGTATGGCTCAAGCTGCGTTGTGCAGCAAGCTATTGGTTACATCAAGGGAACGTGTAACGTTGTTCCTATGGTCAAGCCAAAGGCATTTGCTGCATCTTACGCTGCTGACCGTTTGAAGGAAGTGCTAGCTGCTTGAAACGGAGGGGTTTGATCTCCTCCGTAAACGTACGCTGTTTGGACAACGCCTCTGTATATTACATCATAGTCTAGTTTTCTTAGCTGTGATACCATACGGGCGGCGGCACCAAACAGCGTATTCTCGTTTCGGTGTTTGGAGTAACGCCTTACAATCATTCCCATCAAATCTTTCTGGTCTTTGTTCTGTGTGGAGCAAAGACCTTTTATTTTTTGGGTTTGAAGAACGTAAGGGAAGCCAACACCGAATCCAATAGGAATGAAGATCTGGCTGTCGAATCTGAGGTACCTTGTTACGACTCCCCAACCGTGAAAGTCATCGACGCCAAACGCAAGGACTACCTTACCTTTAAATTTTACAATGTAAAATCCATAGGCAAATCTACCATCTGCAAAGTACTGACGCATCTTCGCTGGTGTGTAGTTGTATCCTTTAGGGTCGCCACTTTCACTGAATGGTCGGTATAGCTCGACCACGTATTCAACGAACTGCGGTGTAAAGTCGTGTGTTGCAACGACTTCGTAATTAGTTAGTTCTGACCAACTTGATGATCCAGTATCCAAGATCTACCTCCCACCACGCTTTACCCACTTTAGGGTTGCGTACGTCATAATGATGATTAGAATGCCATCCTTCACCAAAGCAAACAATGCCAAGGAACGGAACACAGACGCTACTGTTTGTCTGTCCGGGATGACGGTAACCGATATCCACACCAGGCAACTGATGTGCAATCGAGTTCAATGAGTTAGCTGCATTCCATGTCAAAGCAACAGGTGCAAGATAGAAATACACAACTGCAAACGGGTCAATCAACAAGAGCAGCAAAGCATATGCCATGTGAATCTTGAAGAAGTGCTTGTGAGTGAACCAACAAAACCGGTCACGTAGAAGTTCGGGTGCTCGCATCAGGCTTACTTGTTTGAGCATTGTAAACCACTGTACAAACCACCACGGATTGTTGACCAGAGAGTACGCGTCTCTAGGCTTATCTAAATAACGGTGATGTTCACGGTGTTGGCTCACAAAAGTTATAGGGCTACCAAGAGCACCGATCACACCACAGAGTGTGCCGAACCGTTCGAACCACAGTGGACATTCAAATGACCTGTGGGAAAGTAAGCGGTGATAGGTAATCGACATGCCTATCCCCATATAGAGAGTGTACGCAATGAGACACCCGATCCATTGCAACCATGTTCCATTGATTATAAGAACAATGAGGGCAATGTGTGCAAGGATTTGAAGAGCGAGAAGTTTTTTACCGGACTCGTGACTGGACCGATAAGCGTTTTTGAGGATTGTGAATGCGGATTGATCTGTGTTCATAATTTAGTGGACTGGCAAGGAATTGCGGTCTATTTATAGCGTTGAGTTTATATCAGGTTCGTGTTATAATAAGCGTACTTCGTATTTAAAGGAGAAACAATGTCGAAGCAATACGTCAACAAAGCACTTGCGTTAGGCGGTGTAGGTTTGAAGGTTGTTACATTGCTTGCGTTTGTATACGCAATCTTTACAGCTATGAATTGGGCCGTGCAGAGAAGTATCGATACTTACAACTCTTATGCGTCACTAACAACTGTCACACTAAAAGAGCGTGAAAGACAACTGCAATGTCTTGCGCAGAATATTTACTGGGAAGCAGCGAGCGAACCTTTTGAAGGAAAAGTAGCTGTTGCTCAGGTCACAATCAACCGAGCCGAGAGCGGCAAGTTTCCTAAAGACATTTGTCAGGTAGTTTATCAGAAGAACGTCTTCTACGAAAAGGTTGTTTGTCAGTTCTCATGGTACTGTGAACGGAATCACAAAGTAAAACCGGTACACACACAGTTCTATTCAGAAGCCGAAGCTGTTGCTAAGAAGGTCCTGTTGGAAGGTTTCCGACTTGACGGACTGAAAGAAGCAATGTATTATCATGCAGACTATGTGAACCCAAAATGGAAGAAAGAAAAAGTCGCTACTATTGGCCGTCATATTTTTTACAAGGAATAAACATGACTGAAATCGTGAAGCAGTACTACAGCATCATTGTAGAGCGAGCAAAGACTGTCAGTATGAATTCGATTGGTTGGTTCGCCACCATTTTGATGCACTGTGCATTTGTTCCAAACATCATCTCTGTTCTACTTGGTGTGTCGGATCGACTACCGTCAATTGACGTTGTAATCTTTGTGTGGGGTGGACTGTTCTTAATGTTCCTCCGCGCTACTATTAACCGTGATGTGTTGAACATCATTACCGGTGGGATTGGATTCTTTATCCAGGCCGTTCTACTTGCCTTGGTAGTGTTTAAATAATGAGTATTAATCCAGCAAAGTCAATAAGGGACTTCCAACGTGAGGTTGAGTCTCTTGCTTTTGAGAAACGCATCGAGTTCATGGATGCAGTTATTATGTACTGTGAGCTTACTGGAATGGAAATTGAGGTCGCTGGTCAACTGATTAAGACCAGCGCCAAGATGAAAGCCAAGATCCAGGACGAAGCAGAAGCACTAAACTATTTCCCAAAGACGACAAAACTTCCTTTATAATGTATAATTTGAGAATGGAACCGTTTGAAGCGTACAAACACTACATCTCTCTGAAGAATCACTTCACCTCAAAGACTTATGACTATTTTAAGTACGGTGGAGCTGTCAGAGCAAAACGCGATTCGTTCGAACGTCGTAATGACAAATACTTCTTCCACAAACTATCCAAGCACAAAGACATAACGAACTTTCTTGTTTCGTTGTTTGTGTATGGACACAAGGATATGTGGATTGGTGATGTCATTCGAAATGAAGAGAGCGACAAACTCTATCAGAAGTGGCAACGTACTCGTCAGTCGCTGACGTACGTTTTCATGAGTGACCTGGAGAAGTTCAATGATGATCTGGTCAGTAGCTTTGTTGTTAATGAGGGTCAACATCCTCACGCACTGAAGTTACTTCTCAGCGACGAGATCACCATAGAAACGTTCATAATTATGAACGACATTCTGCGATTTGTTCCTAACTGGAACAAGAACATCGTGGAGAAAATCATTTGGCCTGACGTCAGGCAGAAATGTAAAAAGTATCAACCCTTCATGGAGTATGATAAAGAAAAGTGTACAAAAATTGTTGTTGACAAGTTCGATCTGAAGAGGTAAGATAAATACGCAAATATACAACCATACGTTTAATACAAGGAAATACATATGACAATCGATTTCAAATCGCTCAAGAAGAGCAGCACCAACTCCCTCTCTAAGCTCAATGACGAGCTGACGAAACTAGCATCCCCCACAAACAAACCACAAGATGACAATCGCTTCTGGCGTCCCGAAGTTGATAAAGCAGGAAACGGCTATGCTGTTATTCGCTTTCTTCCTGCGCCGTCTGGTGAGGATGTTCCTTTTGTTCGTCTGTTTGATCACGCTTTCAAAGGTCCTGGTGGCTGGCTGATTGACGGTTGTTTGACCTCGGTCAATGAGAAGTGCCCTGTCTGCGAGCACAACAGTGCTTTGTGGAATACAGGTTCAAAAGAGAACCAAGAGACTGTCCGTGCACAGAAGCGTAAGTTGTCTTTCATCAGCAACGTTTACATTGTTAAGGATCCTGCTCACCCCGAGAACGAGGGTAAGGTCATGCTGTTTAAGTACGGCAAGAAGATCTTTGATAAGCTGAATGCGGCAATGAACCCTGAGTTTGAAGACGAGACACCTTTGAACCCATTTGACTTGTGGGCTGGTGCTAACTTCAAGCTGAAGATTCGTAAAGTTGAAGGGTACTCTAACTACGATAAGTCGGAATTCGATAGCCCGTCTGCTCTGTTTGAGGATGACGACAAACTCGAGTCCGTGTGGAAGCAAGAGCACCCACTGCAGTCGTTCCTCGAGCGTAAGAACTTTAAGACTTACGATGAGGTTAAGGGACGTCTAGCTAAGGTTCTGAACCTTGAAGGTTCGGTGTCTGCACCTGCTAAGCAAAGTGCTTGGGAGGAAGATGAAGCAGCTCCTGCTCCACGTCAGATGGCTCGTCCAGCTGCGCAGCCTAAAGCTGCCAGCGCACCGTGGGACGAGCAAGAGGATGACGATCTCGCAATGTTCCAGAAACTTGCAGATGGTTAACCAATAGCC